CTACTACGCTTTCAAGATTGATGACATCGAAGCAGCTCACTCACATGTGAACTTCATGCAGATGGCTTCTGATCGTGCAGCGTATCGTTTGCGTGATCAGTATGACCAAGATGTATTGGGTTACTTGTCTGGTTTCTCACAGTCTGCAAAGCATGTGAATCCTGACACAGCTCGTACAGCAGCCGCTGGTACTAAGGCAGTTACTGCCGCTGGTGCTGATGAGTTGTTGGCTTCTATGAAGCTGAAAAAAGGTAGCTTTGGTAACATCACTACAGCTTCTGCTGGTGATCATTCCATTCCTTTGGCTCCCCGCCTTCCCGGTGCAACAGCACTGCCTACAGATGTAGCTTCTCCTTTGATGGTGATTGCTCGTATGGGTCGTCTGTTGGACACGCAGTTTGTTGATTCTGCTGGTCGTTGGTTGGTTGTCGATCCTGTGTTCATCGAAATGTTGAAGGACGAAGACAGCCGTTTGTTGAATAGTGATTTTGGTGGTTCTGGTTTGCAGAACGGCTTGGTCATTAACAACTTGCATGGCTTCCGTATCTATGTTTCTAACAACCTGCCAAAGATTGGTACTGGTGCTGGTACTTCAGGTACTGCTAACCAGAACTCCAACTATGGTGTGATTGTTGGTGGTCATGTCTCTGCTGTTGCTTCTGCTCAGCAAATCACCAAGACTGAAACATATCGTGATCCCGACAGCTTCGCTGACATCGTGCGTGGTATGCATCTTTATGGTCGCAAAATCTTGCGTCCTGAAGGCATTGTCACTGCTAAATACAACGCTGCTTAAGGAGAAACATTATGGCAACTATTACAACTTTGGCTGGTGCAGCCTCCGCTGGTCGCACCGCTGGTGCTGTCCCTTACTTGGTCGATGTTACAGTTGACTTCGCTGCTGCAGCTACAGCTAAAGGCTCTGCCTTGGCTGCTGCTGATGTTATTGAAGCTCTCAGTGTTCCCGCTAACACTCTCATCTTGAATGCTGGTATGGAAGTTATCACCGCCCTCGGTGGTGAGTCTTCTGACACTACATTCGACTTGGGCGTGACTGGTGTTGATGCTGACAACTTTGTTGATGGCTTTGATGCTGACGCTGCTGCTGCTGGTGCTTATGCCCAGAATGCTGCTGCTTTCCAGCCTATCGTCAACGCAACTGCTGACACTATTGACATCTTGATTGCCACTGCCACTACTGCTCCCACCTCTGGTGAAGTGCGTGTATGGGCTGTGTTGATGAATGTTGATGGTCGTCCTGCACGAACTTCCGTTGATCGTGAGCAACTGGCTTAATAGCTAGTTAATACTGGGAGGGGCTTAACCGCCTCTCCCTTTTATTGTTTAAAAATTATGTCTACATACATTTCTTTAACGAATGAATTGCTACGAAGAATGGGTGAAGTTGTCTTAGACTCCACTGAATTCGATGGAGCTAGAAACATCCAGTCTCTAGCTAAGAATGCTGTCAATTCATCCGTTAGAGAATTGATGCACTCTGCACAAGAGTGGCCTTTTGCTCTTGTTACTAACACACAAACACTGACAGTGGGTACAGGAACATATTCTTTTCCTTCTGCTTTGTCCAGTGTTGATTGGGAAAGCTTCTATCTTAAGAAGCTAACAGCAGCGGATAATGATCCTCTTCGTCTTCCTGTTCTCACTTACACAGACTACTTAGACAACTATCGTCCCGGTGAAGATGTTAATGGCACTGGTGGTTATGGTCCTGCTATTGCTGTTTATCAAACACAAGAGTCTAAGTTTGGTATCACTCCCCTGCCTGATCAGGCTTATGAGGTGGAGTATAAGTATTGGTCTTTCCCTGCTGATTTATCTGTTTCTACAGATGTCTGTATTATTCCTGATAGATTTACCAGCGTATTAATTGATGGTGCTATGTTCTACATGTTGATGTTCAGGTCAAATGAACAAGGTGCTACTATGTACAAAGAGAAGTTTGACACTGGTATTAGAACAATGCGTAGGCTTTTATTAGATGAGCCTTTGTATATGCGTTCAACGATGATTGTTAAGCCCTCGTTCAATCCTAGAGTGTTTTAATGGCAGACAGAATTAGTGGCTTTAAGGTGACATGTATTGGTGGAATGAACACCAATAGGGATGTACTATCTCAAGGTGAGATGTATCCCGGATCAGCCACACAGCTAATTAATTATGAGCCAGCCATTACTGGTGGTTATAGACGGATTAGTGGATATGCTAATAGTTATGGAACTGTAACTGGTACAGGTAATGTACTTGGTGTTATGGTTTCAGAGAGTTTAAATGATGGCATCTTTGCTTGTCGCAAGCCTTCTTCTGGTACAGACTACTTTTATAAATGGGTAGCTTCTTCATCCACTTGGTCAGCTATATCAACTCCCGGAACTATTACGATGGTGGGGGTTAAGAAGGTTAGGTTTACTAGATATAATTGGAGTGCTCCTAAGTTTGCATTAACTGATGGAATCAATCCGGCTGCTGTGTATGATGGAACTACATATACACAGATTACAGATGCTAATGCTCCTAATAGTCCTAAGTATTCTGCTGCCTTTAAGAATCATTTATTCTTAGCTGGTGATACAACAGATCCTTACAACTTATACATCTCTTCTCCTTTGGCAGAGACAAACTTTAATCCAGCAAATGGTGCTGCTGTTATCAATGTAGGGTTTGAGATTGTTCAGATTAAACAGTTTAGAGATACGCTGTACATCTTTGGCAAGAATGCCATTAAGAGTTTAACAGGCACTAACATAGCTGACTTTGTGGTTGGTGAAGTTACAACAAATTTAGGTTGTGTTGTTCCAGATAGTGTGATAGAACTGGGGGGAAGTCTAGTATTCCTTGGACCTGATGGTTTTAGACCTGTAGCTGGAACTAATAAGATTAATGATGTTGAGTTGGAAACAATTTCAAAACAAATTCAATTCACCATTACAGCAATCTTACAAGAACTTGTAGCTGGTTCTATTGATCCAGAAACATTAAGCTCTGTAGTAATTCGTAAGAAGTCTCAGTTTAGATTGTTCTTACCATCTGAAGGAACCTTTGGTTTGCTAGGTGGTCTTAGAGCCAGTGAAGGTGGTGTGTCGTTTGAGTATAGCCAGCTTTTTGGCTTTCCAGCTACATGTGCTGCTAGTGGATACATTGGGCTTGAAGAAGTTATTGTTCATGGGGATTCTACTGGTAAGGTGTATAAGCAGGAGACAGGAAGTTCTTTTAATAGTACAGAAATCTTAAGTGTTTACCAAACACCTTTCTACTATTTTCAAGATCCATCAATCCGTAAAAACTTCTATAACATTTCTACATTCTTGCGTAGTGAGGGATCGACTAGTATTGTGATGGGTGTGTCGTATGACTTTGATGACTCTGTTAATGTCTTCAATCCAGCCAACTATAACATTTTAACAACTGGTGCTGCTGCTTATTACAATGAAGCCATCTATGATGCTTCAGCAATTTACGATGGTAATCCATCACCAGTGGAAAAGACAAACATTGAAGGCTCTGGATTCTCCGTTGCTTTCAAATATGTGACTAATGATCAGAATGCTAGTCATACGATTCAGGGCTTGGTCTTGAATTATTCGATGAATGACAGACGCTAAGGAGAACTACCTTGACAGGTTATGTAAGACAATCTGCTGCTGATATTGTACCAACGGGTGTAGTTCGTGCGGCTCCTATTAACAATGAGTATAATGCTCTGCGTGATGCTTTTGCTGTTGGTGGTGGTCATAAGCATGATGGCACTGCTGCTGAGGGACATCCTGTTCCTGTCATTGGAGACAGTGACTTATTAAATAAGATTGCTACAGACACAGCTAACAATCGTCATGGTGTGTTTGTTGAGGTGGCAGCGGCTGCTGTTGAGCAAGTGCGCTTCCAAGACGGAGCTATTGTCCCAGTAACAGACAATGACATTGACTTAGGTACAAGTGCTCTTGAGTTTAAAGACTTATACATTGATGGCACAGCAAACATTGACAGCTTAGTAGCTGACACTGCTGACATCAATGGAGGCACTGTTGATGCCGCTGTTATTGGTGCAAGCACTGCTGCTGCTGGTACATTCACTGCACTCACTGCCAACACCTCTTTAGTTGCAGCCACTGCTGACATTAATGCAGGTACTATTGATGGTGCTGTTATTGGTGGCTCTTCTGCCTTAGCCATCACAGGCACTACAATTACTGCCACCACAGGATTTGTTGGTGGTCTTACTGGTGCTGTCACTGGTAACACAGCAGGTACACACACAGGTGCTGTTGTTGGTAATGTCACTGGTAATTTAACTGGTAATGTTACAGCCTCTACAGGCACATCAACATTCAATGATGTCACCATCAATGGTGGCTTGAACATGGATGCTGGCACTGCTGCCACCATCACCAACTTAACTAGCCCTACCAATTCTGGTGATGCAGCTACCAAAGGCTATGTTGACACAGCAGACGCTTTAAAGCTTAATCTGTCTGGTGGCACAATGTCGGGTGCTATTGCTATGGGGACAAACAAGATTACAGGTCTTGGTACTCCTACATCAAATGCTGACGCAGCCACTAAGGTTTATGTTGATACAGCTATTAGCAACTTAGTAGCCGCTGCTCCCGGAGCATTAGACACTCTAGATGAACTTGCTGCTGCTTTAGGTGATGATGCCAACTTTGCCACCACAGTTACCAACTCCATTGCAACTAAACTAGCACTTGCTGGTGGCACTATGAGTGGTGCTATTGCAATGGGTACTAGCAAGATTACTGGCTTAGGTGATCCAACTCTTGCACAAGATGCTGCCACTAAAACTTATGTTGATACAGCAGATGCACTGAAGCTTAACTTGTCTGGTGGCACTATGAGTGGTGCTATCGCTATGGGTACTTCTAAGATTACAGGTCTTGGCAATCCCACAGCAAATCAAGACGCTGCTACTAAAACTTATGTAGACACTGCCGATGCATTGAAACTGTCGTTAACAGGTGGCACAATGTCTGGGGCCATTGCGATGGGTACTTCCAAGATTACAGGCTTGGGTACTCCAACAGATAATGCTGATGCTACAACTAAACTGTATGTTGATGGCATCTTAGGCTCTGCCACTGCTGCTGCTGCCTCAGCTTCTGCTGCAGCTACCTCCGCTTCTAATGCAGCCACTAGTGCAAGCAATGCTTCCACATCAGAAACCAATGCTGCTTCGTCTGCCTCTGCTGCTTCTACATCAGCTACCAATGCTGCTAATAGCTATGACGCTTTTGATGATAGGTATTTAGGAAGCAAGTCTTCTGCACCTTCTGTTGACAATGATGGCAATGCTTTATTAACTGGTGCATTGTATTGGAACAGCACAAGCAATGAATTGTATTTGTGGACTGGTTCTGCATGGACACGCTCTGCTTTGTCTGGTTCAGACTATGTAGCTAAGACTGGTGACACCATGACTGGTGCTCTCACAGTCACTGCTCTTACAGCTTCCTTAGATTCAACATTCTCATCTACAGGTGCTTTGAGAATTAGTAAGGGAACTACTGCAGAACAACCCGGAACACCTGTAACGGGAATGCTTCGCTATAATACAACAACTAATCAGTTTGAGGGATATAGCGGTTCTTCTCCTGCGTGGAACAGTGTTGGTGGTGCAACGATCAGCAATGACACAAGCACAGCTACTAATGTCTATCCTCTATTTGCAAGCGCAACATCTGGCACAGCTACAACGCTGTTCACAGGCAATACTAAGTTGCTGTACAAGCCAAGCACTGGTGAACTGTCTTCTTCTGTTGTAAATGCGGGGAACGGCATC